GGATTAACCGATGCACCTTACCAACAACTTGAAGAAACTGATAAATACATTTGCGCCTTAGATTATATTATTGAACACAAATCAAGTATTCCTGAATATAAAAAAGGAAAGTTAATAGAAGAAAATCGAAAAGTATTTATAAAGGAATTGCAAAGTGAAAAAATCTTTTATAACTTTGAACAGTGAACGAACACATCCTATTTAAACTAGCAACTCGCAGCAGACCACAAAAGGCAAAAAAAGCAATTGATAATATCATAATGCTTTGTAATTCAATGAATTATACTATCTTAGTTAGCATTGATGAAGATGATGAAAGCATGTTTGGTTTTAGTTATCCTGATGACAATGTATTCATATCAAGAGGAACTTCAAAAAATAAAATTGATGCTATAAATAGAGACATGGATATTTTTGAGGGTTGGGACATTTTAATCAATACTTCAGATGACATGGTATTTGAAATTAAAGGATTTGACAATATAATTAGGCAAGACTTTAAAGGAAACTTTGACCAGGTTATTCATTATTCAGATGGATATCAAAAAGGCAATTTAATGACTATGAGCATAATGGGAGTTGATTATTATAAACGCTTTAATTATATTTACCACCCTGATTATGTTTCTTTATGGTGCGACATGGAAGCTACTGAAGTAGCTAAAATGTTATCTAAATACCAATACAAAGGAGATCAAAAAGTATTATTTACTCACAGGCATCCTGCATGGGGATTATCTGAATTTGATGCACAATACCAAAAAACAGAAGCACAGCATGTTAATCAAAAAGACTACGAAACTTACTTAAAAAGAAAAGCAAAACTATTCAATTTACCCGAACATTTAATATTAAACAAAATTTGATACTTTCTATTTTAATACCAACACTACCTGAAAGAATTGAAAAGTTTAATAAACTATTCTTTGATATTAATTTTCAATTAGAAATGCAGAATGCTTTTGGGATAGTTGAAATCTTAATTGATGAAGCACCAAAAGGAAAAAGCATTGGGCAAAAGAGAAATGAATTATTGCAGAAAGCAACTGGTGAATACATTTGTTTTATAGATGATGATGATAAAATATCAGATGAATATTTACGTTTAGTATTAAAAGCATTAAAAAGTAAACCTGACTGTTTATCTTTAAGAGGCGTAATTACTTTTGATGGGCATGAGCCAAAGATATTTGAACATTCAATCAAATATTCTGAATACAGAACAACTGCAAATGTTATAACTTACGAACGTTATCCTAATCACTTAAACGTTATTAAAAGTAGTATTGCAAAACAATTTACATTTCCTGAAATTAATTTTGGCGAAGATACAGACTGGGCAACTCAAATAAATAAAAGTGGACTTTTAAAAAAAGAAGTTTACATTGAAGAAATAATTTACTATTATAAATACGTTTCAAACAAATGAAATATATTAGTTACTCACTTTTTGGTTATGGTAAAAGAGAACATAATTGCTTTGATTTTAGCTCCTATCTTCGTGGGATGTGGATTAATATTCGTCTCGCTCGTTGTATTTATCCTGACTGGGGAATACACATTTGTGTTGATGAAAAAACTTTTGAGCATTTTGAAAGTTTATTTAATAGGTGGAAACAGTACAATGTAGTATTTAAAGTATTACCAACTGAACCATTATGTAAGGCTATGTTATGGAGATTATTACCTATTTTTGAGCAAGGAGTTGAAAGAATTATTTGCAGAGATACAGATAGCCCATTAACATATCGTGAGGCTCAAATGGTAAAAGAATGGGAAAACTCACCTAAGGTACTTCATGCAATTACAGATTCAGTTTCTCATAATATACCTTTAATGGGTGGAATGATAGGATTAACTAAACATGTTAAAGATAAATTTCCAAATTTTGAAAGTATTTTAGATTATAGAGATTACAATAATAAAGGAACAGACCAGGAAACATTGAATGCTAAATTATATCCTATTTACGCTGCTCATGGAACTGAAAGCATATTACAACACTATATTTTAGGAATGCCAAACACATTTTTAAGTGGTTACAGAAATTCATTTAATGATGAACCATTAGAAAATGTTAAAGAAGTTTACAGGCAAACAAATGATACCTGTGGACATATTGGAGCGGCAGGATGGTATGAAGCACCAATGATTAAATTCTTAAACAGGTACGATGAATTTAAAGATGAATATAAAGAACTAGAAAAAGAATATAAACACATATTTTATTGGGCAAATGAATAAATACGTTGTAGTAAGCGCAAATGATAATCCTGATTATTATCAATACATTCCTTTTGTTTGTAAAGCATGGAATAATTTAGGATGGAAGGTAATTTGTTTTTTAAGAGGTAATCCAAAAACATTTGAATCTATATTTGATGATAAAAATTACTTTTTCTTTTTAGAAGGTAAAAGTAAGTACAGAGATGAAACATTGGTCCAGGTTTCACGTTTATTTGGTGCTTATTGTTTTGAAGGACTTATAATGACTGCTGATGGGGACATGATGCCATGTTCAAATTATTGGCATCCAAACGAAAATGAAATAACTTGTTATGGTCATGACTTAACAGGCTATGGTCATTATCCTATTTGTTATATAGCTATGAATAGTAATGAATGGAGACGAGTAATGAATATTACAGACGATGAACTGATGCCACAAATAGAAAGCCTATTGGATAAATATGAACAAGCAAGTAGTGATAATTGGGAACAATGGTGGCAAGTAGATCAAGACATAATCACAGAAAAACTAAAAAAAGAAAACGTTAACTCTATTTTAAGAGGTCGTGAAAACAGATTTGGGCTTGCACTCGGAAGAATAGATAGATTCAATTGGGCAGAAACAATAAACACAGAAAATCCCATTGATGCTCACATGGTAAGACCTTTTAATTTAGATGCAGCAATTAACATATTAAGCAAAACAGAATGAGTAAATTTATTGAAAACGTACAAAATTGGGATAATCACAGACCATTACTTTGGTGGGCATTAAAACAAACTAAAGGACAAACAGAACCTGTTTTAGAGATGGGATGTGGCGAAGGCTCAACACCTTATCTTCAACAATACCTAAAAACAGATAAACGTAAATTAATAAGTTACGATTACTCAAAAGAATGGGCAGATAAATATAAAGCTAATCATGTAACAGATTGGGATTCAATTAACCACGAACAATACTCTGTAATCTTAATCGACCACTCACCAGGAGAAAGAAGATATATTGACATTCAAAAGTTAAAAGATAATTGTGATTACATGATTATTCACGATAGCGAACCAGCAGCTTATGGATATATGTTAGACAAGATTTGGCATTTATTCCCTTATAGAAGAAACTTAATAACTGATGGAGCATGGGCAACTATTGTAAGTACAAAGCATGAAATACCTGAAATAAACATAAAAGGTTTTAACATTCAATGATTCAACTACTAGCAACTACATACATAATAGCAAAGTTCATTCCTAAACCTTTATGGTTACATCGTAAACCTTTTACATGTCCTCTTTGCTTAACTTATTGGAGTTTCTTAATTTATCAAATAATTAACTTTACTAACTATTTTGATTTATTGACTATTCCTTTTACCTTTGCATTAATAGCTTCACTCTTTGAACGAATTAACGATAGGTATCTATGACCGAAGAAATAAAACAATCTTTGTTAAATTGGGAATCAATGGGTAAAAACTATTCACCTAACTTTAATTACACTGAATTAAACGAAATTGCAATTAAGTCAGGAAACAAACCTTTTAACTTAGGATGCAGTGAATGTAGGAGACAATTACTTGAATACTTATTAGCAACAATAAAAGAAAATGGATAAACTATTATTAGAAGGAGAAATCGTTAAAATAAATGTAAACGGTTTTTTAGTAGATGTTAAAATAAAATCTATTGAAGGAAGTATTTATACAGGTTTTCAAATAATAACCGAAGCAATAAATGTAAATGAGCCAAGTAAACAATCCTGAACACTACGGAGGTAAACAAAACACCTACGAAGCCATAAAAGTAATTGAAGCATGGGATTTAAACTTTCATTTAGGCAATGTAGTAAAGTATATAAGTAGAGCAGGTAAGAAAGACAAAACAAAGTTAAAAGAAGACCTTGAAAAAGCTAAATGGTATTTAGATAGATTTATTGGTACTTTATAAGTAAAAAATAAAGAAAATGGCATCAAATTCCGACATATTAAAAAAACAGATGCTTATAGCCTTAGAAAAGCATTTAAACGTTGTTTCTACAGCTTGTAAGGAAGTTGGTATAAATCGTGATACACATTATGATTGGTTAAAGAAAGATAAAAACTATAAGAAAGCTGTAAAAGAGATTGACAATGTAGCTTTGGACTTTGCGGAATCAGCTTTGCACCAACAAATAAAAAAAGGCAATCCACTTTCTACTATGTTCTATTTAAAATGTAAAGCAAAGAAAAGAGGTTACATAGAGCAGCAGGATGTGAAGATAACAGGAAATATGAAATTTAAAGCTGACTTTGGCGAAAGCAATACTATACAACCCACATCAGAATCAGAGGAAAATTCATAATGCAATAAATAACGGAACTGAAAAATACTATGTTATCAATATAGGCAGGCAGTTCGGTAAAACTTTATTGGCATTGAATCAAATGTTATTTTGGGCTTTAAATAATAAAGGATGTAAAATAGCATGGGTAAGTCCTGTTTACAAACAATCAAAGAAAGTATTTGAAGAAACGTTTAAGGCATTTGCAAAACGAATGGAGATATATCGAAAGGTTAACCAATCCGAGTTAATAATCGAATACATCACAGGCTCAACAATTCAATTCTTTTCAGCAGAACGTTACGATAATATTCGTGGCTTCACATTTGATTACCTGGTATGTGATGAATTTGCTTTCATGGATGAAAAAGCATGGACTGAAGTATTAAGAGCAACTGTACTTGTAAAAGGCAAAAAGGTTCTTTTGATTTCAACACCAAAAGGTAAGAATCATTTTTATAAGATGCACCAATTGGATGGCACCAATGAGCAGTACAAATCATTCACAATGACTTCGTATGACAATCCAATGATTAATCCATCCGAGATAGACGATGCAAACTTAACCTTACCTGAAATGATATTCAGGCAGGAATACTTAGCTGAGTTCATTGATGGTTCTGCAATGCTTTTCAATAACCGGCAATTAACAGATAACAAATCTTACGGCAAAGCATTTGCAGGTATTGACTTAGGTAGAGCAGACGATTACTCGGTACTTTCTATATTTAACGAGAAAGGCGAACAGTTCTACATTGAACGTTGGAGACATAGCGATTGGGCCACAATAGTAAAGAATATTGCAAATGGATTAAGGACAAATAATGTCCAAACAGCATTAGTTGAGGTTAATTCTATTGGAGATGTGATATTTGAAATGTTACAAAAAGAATGTTCAAGCTATTGTACTATCGAACCATTTATTACAACTAATCAAAGTAAAAAAGAAATAGTTGAATCATTGATAGTGGCTAATCAAAACAAAGAAGTTAAATTCTTAAACGTTGACTGGTTAGACAAAGAGTTAGAAATGTTTACTTACGAATACAATCCAAAAAGCCGAGTAATTAAATATTCAGCAACAAGTGGATTTCACGATGACGGAGTTATGGCATCATGTTTAAGTTTCCATGCTTACTCTAAATACAAAACAGGCAGATACACAATAATATAATTAAAAGGTACTTTTTAAAATGATGACAATTGAATTACCAAATAGCTGGCATGATATATCAATAGAAAAATTTCCTTTAATCTATGATATTACAAGAGATAAAGATATTGATCCTATTGATAGAGAAATTAGAGTTATTTCCATTTTAACAGGCATTACAGTTGCAGAAGTTGAGAAAATAAGAATCGACCAACTAAAAGAACTGATTAAGAATGTAAACTTTATTTTTAAAATGGAGTTTCCTAATTCAGTTGAGATGTTTAAGCACAATGGCTACAGATGGGTAGTAAATTATGACATCACTAAACTAAGCGCAGGAGACTTTATAAGTTTAAGCAAACTAACAGAAAGCGAAGAAAGTATTATTGGTAACTTACCTCAATTAGTAGCGATGTTTGTTAAGCCTTATAAACTTAAATGGTTTAAGTTAAAAGAGGTCGAAATGGATTATGCAGAAAAAGTCCAACACATTAAGAGTATAAATGTAGGCATAGTTTATCCTTTGTGTGTTTTTTTTTGCAAAGTTATAGAAGGTTTGTATCCTCATATAGAGGATTATTTGGTAAAACAAATGAGCGAAGCGAGAATGACAATGGAGAGCCAATTGAACGAACTGAAGAACAAAAACACTTAGATTATTGGAGTTGGTATGTTACATTGGATAGCTTAAGCGGTAAAGATAGAAGTAAATGGGACTTTTATTTGAATATGAATGTAGTAGCTTTTTTAAATTATTTGAGTTACATAAAAGATAGGAATAAATGGCAAAAATAAACCAACAGCAATTTAGTGAGTTAGATAATTTTCTAAATAACTTAGAAGATAAACTTACCGGTGAGCAGGATATTTATTCTCAAAAAGTAAATGACTTTTTAAAAAGAGTTAAAGATAATTTAGAGAAATACAAGTTTAACGCTTCAGAAAATTTATCTCAATCATTAAAGGCATTACCAATTAAACAAAATCAAAACGGAGTTACAGTAACAATTGAACTCGAAGATTATTGGGAAGACCTTGAAAAAGGAACACCAGCAAAAGGATATTCAAAAGAAAATAGAAAAAAGCTGCAGCCTAAGATTTTAGAATGGATAAGTTATAAACCTGAATTACAAAGCATAGCAGGGGACAAAAAAGGGCAAAGGTCATTATCCTACGCAATAGCAACAAACATACTTAAAAAAGGAACTATCAAAAGATTTGGATATAAAGGTAAACCATTCTTAACTGAAGAAATCCCACAATTAGAAAAAGACATAACTCAAGAATTTGAATAATGGCACTAACAATATACAATACACCTAACAGCTACGCACCCGTTTACAATCAAATGATTTATACTTTGAGTTCAACAAACGTTGCTCAATCTAATTTCAGATACATAGCAGATATTTATGTAAATGGTTCAAGTGATTACACTAGATTAGAAGTAGGCAGAAATCCAAGTAACAACTATGGAACATTTGATGTGGCAGGTATCATTCAAAACTTTTTAACTAGGGATGCAGATGACAACACAACTACATTTAAGCAATGTGTAAACTCAATAGCATCTTATATAGTTCAATTTGGTGAGCAATATGGAGCAAGTAGTGGAATTACTAACTACCCTAACTTAACTACCTCAAGTGGTTATTGTTTTAACGGAGTTTTTAGTCCATTGGACTTTTTAGACTTTGCAACAAATACTTATGTTCTGCAAAATACTTCAAGTCAATTTTTAACTGACAGACCAACTTTTGAATCAAGAACAGGTGAGAAACTTATTTTAGGTTTTATGACTGATGCTGCAAATGAAGCAAAGTTTTTAGAGATTATAACTTTTTATGATGAAGGTACAATATTTAACACAGTTACAGTTGCTAATCCTTTTACATCAATAACCAATAGGCAAGACCGTTCAATCAATGTAAGAGTAGATTATGATTGGCTAACTACATTAGTTAATGCAGACTTATCAAGTGGATCAACACCTATATTCGTCGTTAATTGGGAATACTATGATGTAAGAATTAAAAATAGCACAGGAACAATAGTAAGTGAAACAATAAGAATATATCCTGGTGAAGATATTTGCTCAAAGTATACTCCTATACGTTTTAAGTTTATGAATAACTATGGTAAGTACGATTATTACACTTTCACAGGTGCAATGACTAAGAACACCAATATTAAAAGAAATACTTACAAAAGCAATCCTAATCAATGGAGTGGAACTAATTATAGCTACTCAACAACAAGCAGAGGATTAAGCCAATACGAAACAATATTAGATGATACAATTACAATAAACAGTGATTGGATTACAGAAGCTGAAAGCATTTGGCTTGAACAATTAGTAACAAGTCCTGATGTTTATATTTACGATGGCAGCAATTTAGTTTCTGTAAACATAACAGATAGTAGTTATCAAACAAAATACGAAGCTAGTCAGCAACTATTTAATTTAGTGGTTTCATTTACTTACTCACAAAACAGAAAAAGACAAAGAAGATGATTTTAACTAAAATTTACATTAACAACGAGCAGATAGATTTAAAAGAAGATGTTTCAATACCTCTTAACTTTAACATTGCTGATATTAGAGAACCTGAAAAGCGCAGCACTACATGGAGTAAGACTGTTATATTACCAGGTTCTACTTTTAACAATGAATTGTTTTCGAATATATGGAATGTTAATGCAGTCATTAATAGTACAGGCACTACTAACTTTACTCCAAATTTTAACCCGAACTTAAAAGCAATAGCAGAAATAACTTACAATGAGGCAACACAGTTTAAAGGCATTTGTCAACTATTGAATGTTAATGTAACTGATAAATACGAGATAGAATATGAGGTAGCTTTTTTTGGTGAGTTGCAGAATGTATATCAGTTTTTTAATAATAAATATTTAAGGGATTTGGATTTTACAGAGTTCAATCATAAATATACTTTATACAATCAGCAGTTAAGTTGGTCAAATACACAGGGCTATACCTACCCGATGATAGATTATGGTTATGGCATAAATAATCAATTTAACGTTACAAATATGTTTCCTGCATTATTTGTAAAAACAATAATTGATAAAATGTTTTCTGATGCGGGATTTACTTATAAATCTTCATTCTTTGAAAGTGATTTATTTAAAAGATTAATTATTCCTTATAATGGAGGTTCAAGTTTAAAATTAACAAATGAACAAGTTGCAGAAAGAACAATAAGGGTTAGTAGAAATTCAACACAGATAATAACTTTAAATGGAGTTATAAACAATAATATAGATGGATTTCCTAATTATGGACAAGTAATTAGTTTACCTGATAAAACAACACCACCAAATAATGATGCAGGTAATTTATGGTATGATAGAGCGGGTGGCACAGATTATAATAGATTTGTGGTTTCTAAAAGTGGAACTTACAATTTAAAATTTAATTGCAGGTTAAACGTAAAGCATTTTCCAAGTACAGCAACAGCAACATTAACAGGTAATAGTGTTTTATTAGGAAATATTACAATTACAAAAAATCCACCTAGTCTTGGATCAATTTATCAAACTATAGCAAATATCCCTGTATGGATGAAGCCGACAGGTGCTTATCTAGATTTAGATAATGTTTTTAATATAACAGCAACAACAGGAACTACAACAAGTTATACAATAACAAGTGGAACTACAAGTTTAACAAGCACAGGTGAATTAAGTATAACAAGTTTTTTAAATCAAAATGACTTAATAGAAGTTAAATTTTATAAAACGCCAGGACTTCAAAATACTCCTGCATCAATTTATACTTCAGGAACTAGACAAAATGTAAGTTCAACATCTTATTGTGAAGCAAATATATTACAGGATAGTTTTTTTGCAGTATCACTTGCAGATACAACAATTCAAGAAAATGACGATGTTGAGGTTAATTCAGTTTTACCTGATAAAATAAAACAAAGTGATTTTTTTAATTCTATTATTAAAGCATTCAATTTATTTGTTGATGTAGATAAAAATAATACGAATAAATTATTAATAGAGCCAAGACCAATTTTTTATACTAGTGGAGTTACAAATGATTGGTCTCAAAAATTAGATTATACAAAAGAAAATAAAATAATTCCATTAGGCGAATTAAATAGTAAAACTTACAAATTTACTTATAAAGATGATACTGATTATTTTAATACAGATTATAAAACTAATTTTAATGAGATTTATGGAGAAATAAAATATGATATATTAAATGATTTCTTAAAAGGTGAAGTCTTAACTGAATTAATATTTAGCCCAACTCCATTGGTAGATACAATTGGACATGATAGGATAATTTCTAAAATTTATCAATTAGATTCAAATGGAACTATAAAACCAACACAATCAAATATAAGATTGCTTTATTGGGGAGGATTAAAAACAACTAATAATTCATGGCAGCATATTGCAACAAGTGGAACTACAAGTAGAAATGATTTTCCTTATGCAGGACATTTAGATGATGTAAACAATCCTACAATTGATTTGAATTTTGGTGTACCTAGACAAGTTTATTACACACCAATAAAATATACTGCAAATAATCTTTACAATAAATATTATAGAGATTATATTGAACAAATATCAGACAAGGATAGTAAATTGTTTACAGGTTACTTTTTAATTAATGAATTTGACATTCAAAATTTAGATTTTAGAGATACATTCTTTTTTGAGAATGAATATTGGAGACTAAATAAGATAATTGATTATGATAGAGTAAATAATCAACCTACTAAATGTGAATTTATTAAATTAAAAACATTACCACCTTATGTAAATGATAATGGAGTTACAATAAATGGAGGTGTAAAAGATTTAAATTCTCAAACTCCAGCACCAACATCAAGAGTAGGAACTACATTTAATAACAATCATGTAATAGAAGGTGCTTTAGTTAGTGGTAAAAATAACATAGTTAGTTCAGGAGATGGTGTTATTGTAATTGGTAACTCAAATGTAGTAGGTGCAGGAGCAAAAAACATAAGCATAACAAGTTCGAGCGGAGTTAATGTTTTAGGCGGTGTTTCAAATATAAGTGTAACAAATAGTTCAGGAATAACAGTAACAGAATCCAATGTAACTTATAACAATGGAATTAAGACTTTAAACAATGTATCTTATAAAAAATATGTTGCTTTACTTAGTCAGTCAGGAGTTACAGCACCTACAGTAGTAGAGTTAGAAACTACAATGAGTAGTGGCATTACTTCAAGTTATGATTCAACAGGACTTTATAAATTAATTTCAAATGGAGAGTTTACAGTAGGCAAAACAATAGTATTATCAACACCAACAAGGAGTGATGCTTTTATTGCTGTTATTCAAAGTTCTGCAAGTGAATTATACATAAATACAAAAGACATAACAAGTGATACTCCATTCATCCCTAATGCAAATGATTTGTTAGATAATACAGCAATCGAAATACGAATTTATTCATAATTGGTACTTAAAAGATAATGGCAAAGACTACAATAGAAATAGATGTAAACACAGGCGACTCGGCAAAGTCGCTTAGTGATTTAAGAAATGAGTTTAAGGATATACAAAAACAACTTTCAGGATTAACACCAGGAACTGAAGAGTATATTAATGCTTTAAAAAGATTAGGTGCTGTTAAGGATGACATAGGCGACCTTAAAGATGAAATCAATGCTTTTGCAGGTGCTGATAAAAAAATAGCTGCTGTTACTAATGTAATGGGTGGATTAGCAAATGGATTCCAAGCTGCTCAAGGTGCTGCCGCTTTATTTGGTGCTGATAATGAAGCCTTAAATGAAACAATGGTTAAGCTACAAGCTACTATGGCTATAACTCAAGGCATTCAAGGACTTGCAGGAATGGGCGATAGTTTAAAGGCTGTTGGTAATCTTTTAAAATCAACAACCATTGGAACAAAGTTAGCAACTGCTGCTCAATGGCTTTACAATGCTGCAATGGCTGCAAATCCAATAGGGTTATTAATAGCAGGATTAGCAGCTTTAGTTGGTGTTATTGCATTGGTAGTAAATGCAATGGAAGATGAAAATGAAGCACAAAAGAAAATAATTGCATCAAGGGAAAAGGATATTGAAACTTTAAAAAGACAAAAAGAGGCATTAGATAATTTTCAATCATTTGAATCAAATTTAGCAAAAGCAAGAGGAGCAACTTTAGAACAAACAAGGCAATTAGAAGATAGACAGCATAAAGAAAGAATAGAGCAGTTAAGAGAATTAAAAGCTAAAACAATTGCTCAAATTGATGATATATCAAAATTACAACTAACAAGTAGTGGCGATGAATTAAAAAAATTAACAGAGCAAAAAAATAAATTAATTGATGAAGAGCAAAACTATTTTAATGAAATATTAAAATTATCAAATGATTACACTATAAGAGAATCACAGCGTAAAACAGACGATGCAAAAGCGGAAGAAGAAAAAAGAAAAGCAGCAGCAGCTAAATCTGAAGAAAGGTCTAAAAAAGCGAAAGAAGATGCAGCTCAAAGACAATTAGATGAAAACCAAAGACTATATGATGAATGGTTAGAAAGTCAAAGAATATCTGATGAGTTACACGATCAAGCAAGAGCAAAAGAACAAGAAAGACAAAAACAATTACAAAACGACCGTGAATTAAGTGCTAAACAAAATGATGAATTTAGTTATAAATTATATTTAGAACAGAAAAAAAGAGATGAGGAATCATTAATAAACAAACAGAAAGCAAAAGAGCAAGAAGTTGCATTAACATTACAAGGTCTTCAATCAATTCAATCTTTAGCAGATGCTTTTGCAGGTAAAAGTGAAGCAAGTCAAAAGAAAGCATTTCAAATTAAAAAGGCTGCAAGTTTAGCACAAGCAACCATTGAAACTTATCAAGCTGCACAGTCAGCATTTGCAAGTCAAATGGCAATTCCAACACCTGACGCACCAATAAGAGCAAACATAGCAGCAGCAATTGCAATAGCAAGTGGATTAGCACGAGTAGCTGTAATTGCTAAAACTAAATTTGAAGGTGGTGGTGGTGGTGCAAGTGGTGGCGGTGGCGGTGGTAACTTAGGAACGTTTAGCCAAGTCGGTGGCGGTGGTCAGCCCCCTCAAGGATTAACAGCACAGAACACAGTAACTCAACTTAATCCTGACGGAACTGTAGCAGGTCAAGGCAATAGACAAGCTGCGCCAATGAAAGCGTATGTAGTAGAAAGTGAAAGTAGAGCAGTAACAGAAAGAGTAAACAAATTAAGTAATAATTCAAAAATAGGATAACATGGAAAATTTACCAGTTTATAAATTAGTAATTGATGATAGTGATGAACTTGGAGTTGAGTATATTGCTTTGGTGGATCAGCCTGCAATAGAAACTAATTGGCATGCTTTTAAAGAACATCAATTTGAAAGTTACACAGACTATCCAAAACAAGCAAGTGAGAATGCTAAAATAGCTTTAAGATATGCAGAAGAAAATGGATGGGGTGATTGTGGAGAAGCCTCAGGCAAAGCTCGTGCAAACCAGTTAGCAAAGGGTTTACCCATCTCGAGAGACACGATTGCACGCATGGCATCATTTGAAAGGCACAGACAAAACTCACAAAAAGAGTTAGGCGATGGCTGTGGCAGGTTAATGTGGTTAGCATGGGGCGGTGATGCAGGTATTGAATGGGCGCAAAGAAAATTAAAACAAATTGATAATCAAAAATTAAAAGAGGGTGTGCCACATTACACAAAAGACGGTAAACTTTATAATGGACCAACTCATAAAGATGCAAATGGTAGGTTAATGACTGGTGCAGTACATACAGAGGATAGCGAATACTTATATCATTATGATGAATTAATTGTAAACCCAAGATCAGGAGAAAGCAAAGATGAATTTGTTTCACGTTGCATTTCTGTTGAAATAGGAAACGGAAAAGAACAAGACCAGGCTGCTGCTATTTGTTATACTAAATGGGATGAACAAAACATGAAAGCTCAGTTTAAATTCTTTGCAGATAAAGAACGTAGATTGATTAGCGGAGCATTAATGATTTCTGATTTACCAATTTATAGAGCAGATGAAAGTGGCGAGTACTATGTAGTGTTTGACAAAGAACAGATTGAAAAAATAGCACAAAGATTTTTCAAAAAAGGATTTACTCATAACGTAAATATGATGCATAATAGTGAAAGACAAGTTGATGGTGTTTACATGGTAGAATCTTTTATTATTGACAAAACAAGAGGAATAAAAACTCCCGAAGGCTATCCTACATTAACAGAAGGTTCATGGTTCGGAACTTTTAAAGTAGATAATAACGAAATTTGGAATGACTTTATTAGAACAGGAGTGTTTAAAGGTTTTAGTGTTGAGGGTGCTTTTGCTCATAGAAAGCTAAAAGATGCCCCTGTAAACGTTATCGAAAGTATAGCCGATAGAATACACAACTTAAGAAAAAAAGTCGCAGAGATTGCAACTAAATGAATTTAATGTACTTTATAAAAAAACAACATAATGGAAAATAAAAAACAAACGTTTAAAGAAGTTTTTTCAGATATGAAAGAATTGTTCAAAGATATTTTTCAAGACGAAGTAAAAGACTTGAAATTTGCTGACTATAAAGCAAAAGATGGTTCTATTGTTCGTACTGATACAGAAGAAATCTCAATGGGTTCTAAACTACAAGTAATAACTCCTGAAGGTGTTATGGATTTACCAGTTGAGGTAACTGAAATGGTTATTATGGTAAATGAAATGCCAATGAAAGTTTATGTTGAAAACGGAGTTGTAAAAGGCATTGAACCTGAAGAAGTAATGGAAGAACCTGTTATGGAAGAAATGGCATCCGATAATAACGAACAATTTGAAGCAAAGTTTGCTGAATTAAACGAGCGTTTATCAAAGTTAGAATCTGCATTAGGTTTATCAAACCAAGCATTAGAAGCTGCAAACGCTTCAATTTTAGCACAAACAGATTTAAACAGAAAGTTATTTTCATTGATTGAAAAAGTTGCAGATGCTCCAAGTGTTGAGCCAAAGTCAACTTCAAAAGAAAACTTTAAAAAATCAAACACTACAAGTTTAGAAGAATTTAGAAAAAAAGTATATAACTATTAACCAATAAAACAAAAAACAAAATGGCATTTTCATTTGATTCAATGACTGCTTATGTTGAAGAAAACAGAGCAGACCTCATCACCAAAGC